CCGAACTCGCTTGACTTGTTCTCGGATGGGTTCTCTTTCATCCAGTTCAGCGTGTCACGATAGATCAACTGATAGGGCGATGGATACTTGGAGCGACCCGATGGCCCGGCTTTGGGGAAGCCCGTGTCATAGGTTTGGCTGTCAGCCTCAAAGTTCCTGAGAGGTGCTTTGACATCCAAAGGCACGATGGCATAGCCACTAGCACCAGCTTCCAAGTCACGCAGTTCAGGCAAGGATGTAGCGGCTAAGACATCTTGACCACTATTCAGTCCATAGCGCTCAGTAAACTTGGGGCCGCCAAAGATAGCACCTAAGTGTCTGCGGAAGTTAGGATCAATCTGAGCATGGATCTGCAAGCTCAAGGGATCATCAAACCCCTCAAACTCAGGGTGCTTACCAAAGCCAACATCTTTAGTGCGAATCTCTTCAAGCATCTGCTGATAGAGCTTGGGGTCACGCAATCTCAACTCTTCAGGGCGCAAGTGTCCAAGAACTGAGTTGAGGTGATGCATGGCATACCAGTTCGCATCTGGTGTCATCTTGTGATAGTGCAGATAGGGGTCAGCATCATAGGCTTCAGCCGCCTTCTCTGCCCTGTTCATGTAGGTCTTCGCCATTTGGTCAGAAGCAGCCCATGCCGATGGGTTGTATAGCTCCCACTCCGGGCCAGCTTGCAAGTGGACAGGGGCAGACAATGGTTGGTCATCAATTGATAGCAACATCCTGTTTCCTGGTGTCACATCACCAGCACCACCGATAAGCAATGCACCCTTGTTCTTGGCATAGTCGAACTCATCGGGAGTCACCTCTGGCATGATGTTCTGATACTCAATGGGCAGAGTCTTCTCACGCTCAAACTGCTTCTGAGTCTTGCCTACCACGCTTGTGCTTGGCTTGGGGTTGCTTGGTGTTGGAGCGGCACGAACGAACTCACCCATGACTTGGGGAGCCATGCGCTCAGCCATAGCCCTGATCTCAGGGATAGAGGGGCCTCGAGTCACAGGGAATCGGATAGGTGGCGGTACTTTGGCTGCTTTCACCGCTTGCGTAGTGACTAGCTTGCCAGCGCCATAAGCTGGCTCACCATTCTTCATCTTCTGGTTGTTCACCTCAAGCATCATGGTGTCAGGGTTCTTAGAGACCACCACACCGCCACGCTTCATGCCCTCGGGTGGAAATTCAAGCTTGCCTCGACCTTCTTTAAAAGCCTCTATCCAATTTTCCAAAGCCTTGTCTTCAGGAATACCTCCCTCAATATGTCTTTGGCGAGCTACTTCCCATGGAACATCTTGGACACCCATGCGCCCATATTTCTTGGCAGCCTCAATAAGTTCAGGCTCTGTAAAATATCTACCACTATGTTGAATCAAGCCAGAATTGTCGATGTTATTCACTTGACTCCATTTGCCTGACTTTACAAAGTCTTGAACATAAGGAAGGTATTGCTCATTAGGAGTGCGGTTTCCTTTGCCTTTAATCTGATTTATGTGTGGTGGGGCTTCAGGCACATCACCATATTGAACACCCATTTCATCAAGCAATTGTTTCATTGCAGTTACGCGCTGCGTATCAAGTGGTATATCCAAATCAGGATCAACCATCATTGATAAATCACGCCTTGTTACAGGATTATCCAAATAGTCTTTGTGGGCATCAAAAAAGGCTTGAGCATCATTGCCTCTGCCAACTTCAATGGTAGTGTGAGGTCTTCCACTTTTGTCTACCAATGAATAAACCTTGGCATCGCCTCGTTTAATAGCATCCCAACCCCCCAAACCATAACTCTCACTACCAGCATTGCCTGACCCTTGCACATAATCAGGATGACCCATTGGAGGTTCATAGCCACGGACTGAATGCCCCATAGCATCAGACTCAGCCGCAAACTGCCCTGGCTTATCTAATTGCACCCATCTAAACCCTTCAGGGTATTCTTTAAAGATGGTCATGCCCTCAAGTTTTTTGGCTTGAGCATCTTCTATAGCCTTGGCGCGCTCTAGGTTGTACTCATGGGTACGACGAACCGCTCGATCCATGCTGACATTCTTAAGGTCTTCAGGTGATAGCCGACCAGTAGCCAAGTCTTCTTTTAAGACATCCATGATGTGACCAAAATTCATCTGGCCAGTCATTAGCCTGTCCATGCCATACAGTTTAGTTTCAGGGTCTAGTTTGCTTATCCATGGGTTCTTTTCCCTGATAACGCTATTTCCATAGTTCTTAGCTAGGTGGATGTTGTTCATCCCCATCAAGTCATCAATGCCTTCCTCCCATGTGCGACCCAAGCTTGTCTGCGCCATGGGATCTACAGGCATATCAAAGTTCTTCCTGACCTTTCTGTTGCGGGCAAATTGATCATATGAAGTACTCAATGCACGGCGCATAGCATCTTCATCAGCATAGTGAGTGATGCCTTGATCGGCTAACAATCTGATGGGGTCTTTCTCAGTTCCCATCTGCTTTGTGATGTAGTTGGTCAGGTTTGTATCAACCCATTGATCTAAAGCCTTGTCCCTGAGAAGACTTTGATAATTATTATTGAGCCTTTCATCTAGCAATGCCGCATCTCTTGATACATAGCCAATTCCATTTTCTCTTAGGTAATCCAAATTTTTTAACAACTCATCAGGATTAACTGGTGCTTTAAGACTTCTCAAAGCACGCGAAACACTATCGGGCTTCCAATTGCCGCCAACAGGCTTGATGATGTTGGACTGCGTGTTCGCACCCATCGCCAAAGCCATCTCACGGGGTAGACCGCCTTGCTCCAAAGCACCCCTGACAACTGGCTCCATGCCACGCTCAACAGCCATACCAGCTCGCTCTGCACCTCTACCTGCCGCCTTCATGGCTTGCTGAGTGGCAGGGCCTGTCAAGTACTGCAAGGCAACCGCCTCGGGCATCAATGGTGGGATCTTATATTCGGTCTCAAGCTTCTCAAGGAAGTTGCCTATGTCACCTGCGTACTCATAAGCCAAGGGTTGCTCAGGCTTATAGATGCGGTCTTGTATGAACTTCTCAGCTGCCTCATCGCCCTTGAAGAGACGTGTGGGCAAGGAGTTGACGGCTTGAGTCAAGGCTGAACCCATGAACCTTCCAGCCTGTAAGCCACCAGCAAGCTTCTCAAGTGGGGATCTGTCAGCCTGTACTTGACGCATGAGGTCGGCATCACGTTGGGTGATGCGTCTGTTCAGCTCTCGGTTCTCCTTGGTCGGGACGCTCAGGTCAACCGTTCCAAGCTTGGGGATGAACTCGCTGTACTGCGGTAACTCCATCGCTCGTTCGTCATCAATGAACGGTGCAGGCTTAGCCGATCTGAAGTTCTTGGCGATGTTTCGACCGACTCGTGGGTAGAACGCTGGTTTGTTTTCGTCAGCCATGGCTTATCCTGCTGAGTTGCTGTTAGCCCAATGATACCTTGGGTGTTGGCTCAAGTCCATCATGCTGAGTATGGATTCTCAAGCTTGCGTGACATACCGCTATCCACATAGTCATCCATGTCATAGTCATCCCTCGGAGCGCCATCGATGTCGAGCCATCCGGCATCTCGTAGGAAGCGAAGCCCCTGAGTACAAGCATCCACGAAGTCATCATGGGTTGAGTCAGGGAAGCTACAGATCTGTGAGACAAAACCCTCAGCCCAATCCTTGACATAGCCCTTCCTGACCGAGCTCTCAGGTATCCATACCCGACCCGCGGCAATGATGTTAGACACAATGTTCAGCCTCTGTATCTTGTCGGCTCGCCCTGGGTTGTAGGCCCGGACAGGCAGATGGCCTCGCTGCAAGTCTTGGATCAGGGCGATACCAGCTGACTTGTCCTCTACTAGGATCAGGTCAACCCTCTTCTTGTTCTTGCCCTCACCATAAACAACGTCGTACTCCTCAATCACCTTGGGTCGCAAGTCAGGGTACTGTAGGCGGTCTTGCCAGCAGTCGATCACCATGGCAGACATTGGCCCATCGAGTGGCTTGAATACCCCAAAGGTGATGGAGGCGGTCGGATCATTGACAGTCTTCTCAGAACTGGCGCAGTCATAACTCTGAAGGATGTACTCAAACTTGGGGAACTCTTTGTTGGGAGCCCACAGCTTGAACATCTCACGCTTGACGATGCCTGACTCTTCAGGGTCTATCAGTTCAGCATGGATCTCTTGGCGACCAATCTTAGTTCCCTCATAGGCAAGGATCTGCTTCTGGAAGCTTGGGGCTAGGTTGGCTAGGTTCACATAGGTTGAGGCGGTGGTCATAGCCACATCATCACCCTCTCTGCCTAGCAGTTCCACAATCAAGTCCTTGGGTCTCGGTGTGGTAGTCGCAATGATCTGAGTGCGGTTGTCAGCCTTCTTGAGACGGACAGCGAACTGGATGTTGTACCAAGCTTCATCAAGGTAGTCCCAAGCCGCCAACTCATCAAGCCACGCCCCATGGTATTGACCGCCACGGAAGCGATCAGGCTCGGAGGCTGAAATGCCTTTGATCAGGCTGCCATTGACCAAGGTGATCTCATGCAAGGCTTTGTTGTAGTCTTTGATCAGGATCTCGGGGATCACAGCGATCAGTCCTGACTCACCCTCAAAGCAAGTAGCCCGGACATCCATTGATGTAGGAGCGGATACTAACCACCTAGTACCAGGGTTCTCCCAAGCCCACCACCAAAGTTGTTCGGCTGCGGTTCGGGTCTTGCCGGCTCCTCGGCCCGCAAGCATTAACCAGATTGACCACCATGTACCTTGGGGAAGCTTTTGATGATTGAACGCGCCTGAGAGCCATTTGATGCGAGTGGCATAGGCTGCACCATGGTATGGGCCAAGCTTGCGCTGAAGTTCCTGGTCTTGCAGGATATCTAATACTTCTTGCTCAATGACAGCGGTCATTCGGCAATCCGGATCAACTCAAGTCGCTTGACAGCCACATCCATCATGTCCCTGACAGTCACATCAATGACCGATGGGTCTGTGGTCTCCTCCACTTGCTTTTGCTCACCATACTTCTTGGGAGCCATCCTAGCGGCAGTCCACTTGCGGGTGTCAACCCTCAGCTTCATCCAAGCCACATAGGTAGAGTCGAACTTGACCTCAATCTGCTCACCATTCTTGCCAGTCACATAGCTAAGCTCAGGCGGTTGGTCAACAATGTCAATCAATTGGTCGAATTGAGTCTCTGCTTGTAATTCACGCGCACGTGCGTATTTGTCGCAGAAGCTTGGGTCAGTAGCTAACCAACGGAACACAGTCGCCTTGTCAGGCATACCATCTTCCTTACAGATCTTATTCAAGCTATCTCCCTCAGCTAAGCGTATGCAGATGAGGTTAGCCATCTGTTCTGTGTATGAGGAAGGTCTACCTGTCTTTTTCACTTCTTTCGTTTGCGGCTCACCTGTCACATCTGCGACATCATCGCTGGGAAGACTCTTTGGTTTCTTTGCCATTGCGGAACTCCTTTAATGTGAAGTTTAACGGAAGTTTTGTTTTGTGTGCAATGGTCAGTCCTTTAGACCTCTCATGATTCTTCTGTCCATGTCCTTGATGGTGATCTTGAACTCTTTGTTTTGTTTCTCTAGGTTTGCGGCTTTTGTTTGAGCGTGTTTCAGCTTTGACTCAAGCTCTTGTACCTTGGTCTGTAGTTCTGTGATGGCTTTGTTAGCCAACTCAGGGTTTTGTTCTATCCATTCTGGCGACCAAATTTGTTCTGTCATTCTTTCATGTCTCTCACATATCGGGAAAAGGATGCCGAGGTGTCCCCAAAAGGCATAGCATCGAACCTTTTCGCCACCTCTTCTAGAACCTGATTGCGTTGGGATGGGGATACAAACAAGTCATAGTGATATGGCTGGCCAGCTTTCATCTCATTTTCATGCTCAATGCGAGCAAACTCATCATCTTCTTCAGTGTGGATCATGTGTTTTTCTCCTTCAATGCGGCTTCAATTGCTTGGGCAAATTGGTAAAGATTTGCGCCATAAGCGTTTAAATCTTCCATGATTGCGCCTTGCTCTCGCTCCGTCAGCCCAACCCATGTGCGCTGTTTAAGACGTTCAATCTCTGCTCGTAACTCAGCATTGATTTTGTGTTCCTCAATACCTTTGCGGATTAAATCGCTTGTCACCTGCGTTTCTCGGTGCTCCCAATCGCTGTACAGCATATTGGTTCTAGCAAGAAACTCAATCTTTTCGTTAAGGCGTTTAATTTCAGCATCCTTGTCGTAATAACTAAGGGTGCAATCGTCGTAATTTTCACAACAAGTATCGACCATTCCATTAGGGCAAGTGGTTCTGTTCATGTGTTCTTCTCCTTAAGTTTGGCTTCAATGGCTCTGGCAAATTCAAACCGATTGGCATAAGGCATCGTGTTGCTTATTGCTAAAATCTCGTCATCATCCGTCAGCCCAACCCATGGTCGGACATAGTCTTGAATGTCATCATCATCAATCATTTGTTGTTTTCCTTCAAATTGGCTTGAATGCGCTGACCGATCCATGCGACCACAGGCACGGCCCAGGAGTTACCCAAAGCCTTGTACCTTGGCCCATCAGGGGCTTGCTCTGCCTTTCGCCATGGGATGTTGGTGTAATCATCAGGGAAGCCCTGGAGACGTTCACATTCCGTTGGTGTGAGTCTGCGTACAGCCATTGATGTTTGATATACCGCATTGATTTGCTGAGTGACCTCTGAGGCTTGTGGAGACCTTGAGGGGTTGTTGGTAGTTAAGGACGGTGCTAAAACAGTCCCTATGGACTCATTAGCCCCTCCCACGGGGCTTTTGATGGTCTGACTAATGTCTGACACGGTTTGGTTATACGTGTCAAAGGACATTGGTTGGGCGGCAAACAAACTGCCATTGGTTGCACTTGCATTCCCATTCCACTTTGTCCCATAGGCTGCTGTCAGGCAGTCGGCAGTCTCTTGGAAAGGAATTGGTTGTATCACCACAGGCTCATGCCCATGGGTTTCACGCCTGAGAGTCCCAGTCGTGCCATCGGTCTGTACATTCATCACACCTCCTCCTTGATCCATCAAAACTATTGGGTGAGCTACTGCATGGCTATGTCCCTTAGTCAAGGTGTAACTTGGCGCACCAGGAACAAAGTCACCCATGCTATGTGCGTCATTGTTTCGCCCCAAGTGGTTCATGCTGTCGATTGGGATGGTCATCTCATGTGCCACAGCGATGCTTGCCTGACCACCGCTAGATCCGCATCCAAGCCCATGGGTTGTGCCATCTGTGCTTGAGATGGGGTCTTGTGTTGGGTGAAAGGCAATCGGCATGGCGATAGCCACTTGGTTGTCACCAGCTTCCGCTCTCAAGGCGGGGGAGATTCCTGGCTCTTGATCGCCATAGCCAAGTCGCTTGAGCTTTCCTGGTTCAAATGCAATAGGCTGCGCTACTGCATGGCGGTCAGCCCTTGTCAATGTGTTCATAGGATCTCCTTCTTGACCGATGCCTAAACCATTGCCTCTGCCTCTTGCCTCATCATGGTTCTTGCCGTTGTGGTTCATAGCTTGTGAGTGAATTGGGATAGGTTGAGCAACAGCGTGGCTATTTGTTTTGGTGATTGTGAACATCGCTTCACCAGCTTCACCAATACCGCAACCTGTTGATGGGTCAGCATCAGGGCTTCTAAAACAATTCATGCTGTTCAAAGGAATGGGTTGCGAAACTATTGGCATATTGCCTCCTCCTGTACCCCATCGGGATGTAACTGTTGAGCAAACTTCGCCCATCTCTTTGACTCTGCTGTCAGCAGGGTGGTTCTCATAAACAGACACAGGCTGAGCTATGCCGATTCCGCCTTGGTTACAAGTTGGATCAAGCCCTCTTGATGTATCCAATGACCTAGACACATCCACAGGGTTGCATCCGCTATTCGGGTTATCTGATTTCATACTGTTACTCGACAAACTGTCAAAAGAATAGGCTACAGGCTGAGCAATGTGCATATTGCTACTTTTACTGATAGTGCCTGCCGGAAGGCCCGGCTCTGCACGGCTGCGATTAGTAGAACTTGTGATCTGCACTAGGTCAAAGGCAATCGGCTGAGCCAAGAATGTTTCGCTACCGCCTCCGGCTACACCGCCCGAACGCTTGATAGTTCCGCTGACATTAGCCTCTCGGTACTGAGCAAGACTGCTTTCGTAGAAGGACTTGACAGGAAGTAAATGCCCACTTGCAATGGTTTGATGGCTCATCTTGTTGCCGCCACACTCGGTATCCAAAGCACCAACGAGGTCTTGCATCACAGGAACCATCTTGGCTGAGTGCTTGTTCATGCCATCAGTCCCCGCATCTTTGTAGTCTCTTGCCGATAGTGGGCCAGACAGTTCTACTCCGCAGTCTCCTCCCCCTTGTAGTCCTGTGCTACTGACTCGAGGGCTGTCTTCAGAGCGGGAGGTAGGTCTTTGCCCCTCTTTTCTGCTCGGCGCAGTATCCCTGCGCACGCCCTCGAACTCAAAAAGAACCTTTGCGGGATCGAAGTCGTCTCTAGAACTTGCGATAACGAACACACGTCTGCGTCGTTGGGCCACTCCGAAATATTGGGCGTCGAGGACTCGCCACGCGACTGTTCTTTGGGGGCCATACACACAACCTGCGTTCGACCATTTGTCCCCTGATGGGATGAGTGGATCATTTTCCCCGGCAAGCGCCCCAAGAAAGCAGCCGAAAGCGTTGTCTTTTGTGTTGAGTACTCCTGGGACGTTTTCCCAGAAGACGATTGCTGGATCATCTCGTCGAACAGATCGAACATGGTCAATTGCATTTGCGATACCTACGAATGTGAGTGAAAGATTACCTCTAGCATCATCTAGAGAGTTGCGAAGACCAGCCACAGAGAAGGCTTGGCATGGAGTACCACCGCAGAATACATCGGGGGCTTCTACCTCACCCGAGAGAATCCTCTCAGGCAAGAGAGTCATGTCGCCATAGTTGGGGACATCGGGGTAGTGGTGCTTGAGAACGGCACAAGGGAATGGCTCAATCTCCGACAGCCATGCCGCCTCCCAACCGAGTGGCCCCCATGCAACAGAGGCTGCCTCAATGCCAGAGCAAACTGACCCGAACCTTAGATTTTGTTTGTAGGTCATTGGCGTGGCTCTCGCTTGATGTTGGTCAACTCTTGGTATTCTTCCTCGGTTAAAGGCTTAGCCCCTTGCATGATGCTTCCATCCTGAGCCATTTGGTGAATCTCAGCCACCATCTCCGCTAGCTCTTCGGGAGTTCCCTCAAAGCCATCAAAGCAACCCTCAGCGAACACCACCTTGATCTTTGGCTCATCTCTTCCAAAGATAGCATCCCAGCGGTTTGCCCACTCTTGCTCCGTCAGGTCTGACGGTCTCCTTGAACTACCTTTGCTCATTGCTTTTTCCTTCAGGTCTAGGGCAATCACTTGGGGGAACAACCACACACCAAACGGCTTTGTACTGCCCTCTCGGTGCAACTTCCCATCGGTCAATGTAAGTGTCAGGCATATTCTTCAGAACTTTTCTGATATTGCTTTTGGGTCGAGCCAACAAATCTGCTAGCTCTTCCAAAGTCATGCCATCAGGTATCCCTTGAAGCGATGCTCGGATACTCTTGATCACAGCCATGCTCATAAAGCCCCTTTTTCGGGGTTTTGAGCGGTTTTCTGGTCTCGCTGAGGGTCAAGGTGCTTGATGAGCTGTTCGAGGCTTACAGAGCCTGTTTTCTCAAGTCGCTCAATTTCGGTCAAAACGCAGTCCACACCTGCGTTGAATCCTTTGATGTAGTCGCTCATGATGGTCTCGCTCATGCCGTTTGTTCAAGAAGCAATTGCAAATTAGCTACCAACTGCTGAGCCTCTTCACGGGTCAGGGTGGTACTCATGCTTGCTTGGCGGCCTTGGAGGAACATCCACACACCGCCATCATCCCACTCGGAAACGGATACACGCACATTGTTTTTGGTGCTGATTGTTAAGTCTTCGCTCATGATGGCTCCTTAGCTGTTTCGAGGATGTGGTTAAAAATCCATGCCTTACCCTGATGCCATGAGGCAATGTGCTTGCCCTCAAAGTAGTAGAGGTTGACTGTGGTGTAAGTGGGGTATTCAGCAGAGCGATCAGTTTCTTCTTTGTAGGCACGAACAGCAAGCTTGCTTGAATCGACAAGGCTACAAAGAAGTTCTTCAAAAGCTTTCTTTGACATTGAGTATTTTGTTTGATTCATGATGATTCCTTAAATGTTGCACAGAGTAAGCAATTTGTACTGATTGATTGCTTGTTGTTTTGCAGACTTTGAAACATTGCGAAACCATGATTTAGTGCCATCCCAAGCCATGCCTTGCAGTCTACGCTCCTCTGTGATGGTCACAGATTGATAGTTGATGTGTTTGATTGTTTGAACATAAACGCAAAATTTTCTTTTGCCAATCCAAAAAATTTCTAATCCGTCTTTCATGTCACTCTCCCACATACTCATTGGATTCTGCAATCAAACGCTGTTGCTCTTGTTTGGTTTCTTCTAACAAGCGAATAGCCTCATCAGTTGGCACATCAAAGGTGATGTCCTCACCCTTGGCATCGAAGATGAACATGTCAAAAACTTCCGCAGAGTTGCGGTCATGAGGGAAGTTGATTTCTGCTGGATAGTAGTCATATGCGACTGTCACATCTTGAACTGTCTCGCCATCATCAAACGAAACAACATTTTTGAAGTTGTGTGCAAAGTCAGAAATTTTGTTGGTGTGTGTCATGTTTAGGTCTTTCAAGTAACCGCCTGATTGGCGTAGGGTGATTGTAATATGAAATTAAAGTGGGGGCAAGCCCCCTACTAAATTATTTTTGTGGAGACACACGGATGTCAGCGCGACCTTCTTTGCGGAAGGTAGCCAATACATCATCGGTAATGCCGTAGGACACGCAAAGCTTTTTGTAGTCAACAGTACCCGACACTTCGATAAGCTTGACAGACACGCTGTGCAACTCACCTTTGTGTTCGCCTTCGCCATACTTGTTGGCAATAGCTTCTTTCATTGCTTTGACTTGTTCTGCCAATGCTTTGGCTTGTTGATCAAGCACGTAAAGTGCATCGATGTCAGAAGTGATTGTGGAGATCAGAGCTTCTGTTTGGATCTGTGTAGCAACTGTAGTCATGATGTTTTCCTGTTTCAAGTAACCTGCTTATTGCAGTGATTGCATCTTAACATGAAGTTAAAACCATTTGGCAATCTTTTTATAAATATTTTTGTAGGGACAAACCCTACCTCTTCATCAAAAGTTCCATCACCCTCTGAATCGTGACATTCAGGGCATCTATCTCCTCCATCTTGGCTATCGCCCACGCCCTACGTTCGCCATGCCAACCCATCTTGCTCCCCTGATGACAGGACTTGCACAGAGCGACCACGGTGTACTGCCTATGTTGTTTGACATGATGGGCATCACTTGGCCCCTCTGCATCACACACCGAGCAAGGGAGCTCCTTCACTAGCCCGACATAGGCTTTTTCTTTGGCGCTCAGGTTGTTGTTCACAGGGTAGCCTTGTCAACATGGCGGTTAGAGGCTTCCTGGGAGCGCCATACAGCGATTCTTTCCTGTGCGGCTATCAGCATCCATCTGAGGCGCTCGCGCTCCTCCACGGCTTGTCTGAGGGCTACAAGGTGTTCTTTGTAGCGAGGAGAGGCATAGGCTTCCCTTTCTTGCATGGCTGCGGTCTTGTACTCGCCATTGCCATAAGCCTCAGCATTCTTCATCTCCTCTGCCTTGATGGTCTTCCTCAGTTCCTCCATGAACACCTTGTTCGCCTCTGCCTGTGCATATTCGGCAGACTTGGCGATCATGAAATCAACGGCGGCATTCGGGTCAATAAGTTTTTCGGTCATGCTTGCTCCAAAGGTTTAAAAGTGATGTGGTCAAACTTTGCGTGTTTGCTCCAGATCCTGATGTAGTTGCATACAGGTCGATCAGGGCAAGTTCCGCATGAATGATTTTTAGGACTTGTGTTTGTCTCATGAGAGCGGTGGTAGTACAGGACATGGGGGACGCGCATGAACTTGTGCTTGTCAGCGATCTGCATGAACAGATCTCCATCCTCACAACCACCTGTCAACTTGGTGTTATACCCATCGGTCTGCTTGAACACAGACATTCGGTAGACCCCAAATGGTCGCCAACCAAAGTGGGCAAGGTTTGAGTCGGCATCTGTGTGCAGGTTGTAGCAAGTGATCTTGCCTTTAGAGTTGATGCCAGCGGTATCTGAGTACACCAGGGCAACATTAGGGTTGTCATTCAAGGCTTTGACCGCATACTCAATCGCATGGGGGTAGAGCATGTCATCAGCATCCAAGTGACCTACTAGCTCACCCTTGAGGTGCTTAGATGCCGCGGCTCTGTTGCGAGGAGTCATCAAGTTCTTTTCGTTTTGGTAGACCCTGATCCTTGCATCGGTCTCTGCAAGCTTTTGTGCAAGCTCATAAGTTCCATCGGTTGAGCAGTCATCATTGACCACTAACTCCCAATTGTCATAGGTCTGAGTCTTGACACTATCAATGGCTGCCTTGATGAACTGAACATTGTTGTAGCAGATCATCATGATTGAAACTAAGGGTTTCATTGCTCAACCTCCACAATAAGTTTTCCTGGCTTCTTGCCAGCATTTCTGTAGATCATGATTGGCTGGAATAGCTCATCATTCACGAACAAGGCATCAGCTAAGCCATCCAATGCACCTTTAGCGGCTGCTAGGCAGTTATCCGCATCACGCTTTCGCTTGTCAGGCATCTCAAAGGTCAAAGTGAGCCTGATGTTTCCACCTTCATGCTTCCAGTTTTTGAGCTGGTGCTTGGCAAGCCATGTGCTGTTCTCTCGGTAGTCCGAGCGAAGCTTGTAAAGCTTGCCCCAATGAACCCCTTTGGCCCGGTTAGGGAATAACTCCGAAGGCGGGAAGTCAAGCTCAATTCGCACGATGCATCCTTGTGCGGATGGCATGAGCTAACTCAGGCAGTTCAAAGTGGTCAGCTATGTTTGCACAAGCTTCTCGCTCAATCGCTATGGCTTGCTTAGTGGTTTGGATTGCCACAGCCATGATTTCAGCTTTCGCCTGGGCCAAGCCCTCCTCAAACTCTTTGGCGGTAAACAACTGCTGTCCTGTGCCTTGTGCAAAGAACTTCCTTTGGAAATCACTCAGTTCTACTTTTGCCATTTTCTCGCTCCTTTTTCATTCGGTTAACTAGGTCATGCATCGCTTGGGTTCCTCGACGCTTCTCAATGTCACTCTTTACTTTTTCCCACCAATATTGCGCGTTCCCTGAGCCTTGCTCGATAGCTTTCTTCTTGT